GGGGCTTTGAGATGTTCCTCGAAGACTTCATCCCGATCGTGGAGGATTACCGCCGTCGCTGGTTCCTCAATCTTCAGCGCGATCAGGTGAAGACCTGTTGCACGCTCTCCGTCAGTCAAGAGAGCGGGAGCGCGATGATCCAAGTCGAACAACTCAAGACGGCCGGCTTCCGGCCGACGTGGACACCGGGCGGCAACTCGCCCGACATGGTGCTCGCGATGATCGAGCGGCAAGCGCACTACTTACGCCGACGCGGATCGGGCGGCCGGGAAATGTTCCGCGTCAACAACGCCGAAGATCGCTGGCTCCGCGCGTCCAGTGAAGGGATCGAACCCTCGGCGTTCATGGCCTATGCCTACGAAGGCGGCTATGCCTGGGACGAACACAACATCTCGGTCGGCCGCAACGAGATCAAGCAACCCAAATCTGACGAGTGGTATGAATTTGCCATGCGCTGCGTGGAAGCGATTGAACTGAACTTCGGCGTCGGCCAGGAGACGCCGGAGCAACGTGCCGCCCGCGAGAAAGCCGCTCGCGAACGCCAGATGGCGAGTAGCGCCCCGCACGGCGGCCCGCACAGTTGGCTTGGATACTGACGATCTCTCCTCGCGCTTCGTGCTACCCTGCTTCGCATGGCGGCGTCCTCGATTCCTGATGCGCTCCGCTGGTTCAAGTTTGTCGCGGATGCGGAAGAACCGCAGCGCACACGCGAACTCGCGGATCTAAAGTGTCAGACGCCCGAAGGCTTGTGGCCGACCGATGTCGTGGCGGCCAGGCAGGGCACCTCCATCGGCGGCATTGCGATCCCCGCCCGCCCCATGCTGTCCATCCCGACGATGGACGAGCCGATGCAGTTGATCCTCAACGGCCAACGCAAGGCGCATCTCGGGGTCACGATCCATCCCCTCTCGGAAGACGCGACCGACGACACGGCGGCGGTGCTGCAAGGGTTGTATCGGGCGTGTGAGCGGGACTCCAACGCGCATCTGGTGCGAAGCTGGGCGTTCAACCGGGCGACGAAGTGCGGACGCGGCTGGTATCGCATCAACAAAGTCTACGATGCCGACGGCGGGCATCCGCTCGATCAGAAACTCGTCTTCAAACGGATTCTGTATCAAGGCTCCGTCTATGCCGATCCCTTCGCGGAAGAACCGGACTGGAGCGACGGCAAGCGGCTGATGATCGTGTCGGACATCCCGTTCGCCACCTACAAACGGCGCTGGCCGAAATCCTCCGTCGCGACCTACGGCGACGGCCAGCTGACCGACCTCGCCGGCACGGGAAGCGAATCCGCGTCGTGGGTGGGCGGCGACAGTCCTGAATCGCGCACGATCCGTGTGGCGGAAGACTGGCGCGTGGAGATCACGACACGCACCTGGGTGCTGCTCGACAACAACGAGATGGCCCCCGACGACGCGATCCCCGACGGCCGCACCGTGAAGACGGGGAAGGACGCCCGCACGAAGGACGAGGAGATCCGAACCGTCTACTGGCGCGTGATCAACTGCGAAGAAGAAGTCGAACCCGAGCAGGAGTGGGACGGCCAATACATTCCGATCATCTTCGACCCCGGCATTGAACTCCAACCCTTCGAGGGCAAGCGGATCTGGTATGGGATGTATTCGACCGCGAAGGATGGCGCACGACTCGTGAACTACGCGGCGAGTGGGGCGGTGGAGATGGCGGCGCTCGAGCCGAAAGCGCCGTGGCAAGGCGAAGAAGGCGTGTTCGAAGGCCACGAGCGCGAGTATGCGGAATCAAACATCCGCAACTTCCCCTACTTGCAATTTAAGAGAACCGGCACGGCCGGGATGCCGGCCGAAGCGCCCAAGCGCGTGCAGGTGGATGTCAGTCGTCTCGGGCCGTCGATGCAGCTCTTGACGATCGGGCGCGACTTCGTGCAGACGGCGACGGCGACGTTCGATCCCGCGCTCGGCAAGCAACCGACCGCGCACCGCTCCGGCCGTGCGCTGATCGCGTTACAAGATCAGACCGTCGAAGGCACGTCGCACTATCTGGAGAATCTGAAAGACGTGGCGATGATGCACGAAGCGCGGGTGTGGTTGGATCTCGCGCCGCACGTCTACGATCGGCCCGGCCGCGTGGCGCGCATTCTCGACGATCAGAACGTGTCCTCCATCGTGATGCTCAATCAACCGTTCACGCCGGATCCGCAGACGCAGCGGCCTCGCGCGATTCCTGCCCAGCCTGGCGATCCCGCGATGCAGCAGGCGGCGGAGGATCCACAGACGCCGGTGAAGCATTACGATCTGAACAAAGGCCGCTATGGCGTGAGCGTGACGATCAGCAAGTCGCATCCGACGCAGTTGGCGGAAGGCAACGATGAGATGTCGCAGATCCTTCAGGCGGCGCCAGAACTGATGCCGGTGATCGGTCCAACCTACTTCGCCCACCGTGATTTCCCCGGTGCCAAACAGATCGCGAAAGACCTCAAGAAGATGCGCGATCATCAGTTCCCGTGGCTGGCCGATGAACAGGCCGACCCGGCGGCGGAACTGGCGCAGGCGAAAGCCGAGTGTGAACAACTCGCGCAAGCGGCAAAACAGATGCAGCAAGTCATCGAGACCGATCAGGTCAAAGCGAAGATGCAGGTGGATATCGAAAAGCTCCGCTTCGACATGCAGGTGGAGATTAAGCGCATGGAAAACGCGGCGAAGATCGAGATCGCCCGCATCACCTCCGCGAACGATGCGACGAACCTCGCCGCCGAAGCCCGCGAAGAACAGATCGCGTTGGGCTACGAACACGCGCACGAAGCGTCGATGGCGGACCAAGAGCATCAGCGCGCGTTGCAGCAGCAAGCCGCCGCGCATCAGCAGGCCTTAACCGAAGGCGATCAAGCGCACGCGCAAACGGTCTTACAAGCGGACCAAGGCCAGCAGCACGCGCTGGAGGCGCAGGCGCAGGCCGCCGCCCTCCAACCCGAACCGGAGCCGACGGCATGAAACGGATCATCGCCCAGCCCGTGCTGTGCGATGAATGCGGGCGACTCCCGTGGACGTGTCTCACCCTGACCGCTGACGGGCTGATGTTGCACCAGTGTTTCGGCTGTTGGTGCTGCTTGGTCCCCCGCATTGCGACCGTGACCTTGCCCGTCTTTCACGACCTCCCCGCCGTCTCGAAATAGCCCATCTTCCGCAAATCCATTGACAGCGTGTGCCACATACGCGCACACTCGCCCCACGTGTCCCAATCACAGACTGTGCCAGCCGATGCGGTGATTGACTTCACCGGCCCGCCGAGTGAGGCACCGCCAGAGACGCCGCCGGTCGCGACGACGCCGGATGTCGCTGCGCCTGCGGAACTCCCGCTTGAGCCAGTCAGTCCGGTCGTGCCGCCCTCCGACGTGCCGCCCGCGCCTGAGCCGAGTGCGGATCGGAATGCGGACGGGACGTTCAAGCCGAAAGGCCGACGGGCCGATCCTGCGATTGCGGTGCAAGCCGCGATTGCGAAACAGCGCGAAGCCGAACGACGCGCGGAGGCGGCCGAACGTCGCGCCGCTGATCTCGCCGCCCAGACGACGCGCCCGACGCCCCCTCCCCTACCGCCCACGCCTGGTCTGCCGGCGTTTGAGAGTTTTGACACGTGGAGTGCGAGTCATCCGACCCACAGTTACGAAGACTACATCGACGCCCGCACCGATTTCCGCACCGAGCAACGTGAGACACAGCGCCAGCAGCAGGCCCAACAGGCCCGCGCCGCGCAGGACACCGCCGTCGCGTGGCAGACCTACGACCAGAAGATCGCCGCCGCGAAAACGCGTGACCCGCAGTTCTTCGACAAGATCGATCCCCGGCTCGTCGCGATGGCGCCCGTGAGTGCGCTCGCGCCGGATGCGCCCGTGACCTTCGGCAACATCATCGCGGAGCAGATTTTGCGCTCGTCCGCGCCCGACAAGCTATTGCAATACTTCTCCGACCATTACCCCGACGAACCTCAGCGCCTTGCCGCGCTGCCCCCCGATCAGTTCTTTCGGGAAATCGGCAAGATCGAAGCGACCCTTGAGGCCCCGGCTGCTGCTGTTCCTCCTGGCTCAGCGCCCCGGCCGATTCCTGTGAGCACCGCGCACCCGCCGATCAAGCCAGTCGAAGGGTCGCCCCAAGGCACCGATCCGCTCGAGATTCACGACGGACTCTCCACCGATGAACACATTCGGCGGATGAATCTGATCGAGAAACAACGGCGGCGCGGCTAGACCTGATCGCAGCGCAGGAGGATTTTTTGGCTAACACGCTCGCCACATCGACGTGGGTCACTAATGAAGTGGGCCGAGGCTTCACGAACGAAGTGAAGTTTCTCGCCAACGTGAACAGCACCTACGATTCCCAATACGAGATCAA